GCTGGGTCATCATTTGGAATCTTAAGGAGGGAGGGGGGTCAACGATAGGTCATTTATGAATATAGTCGATACACCCATCTGCCAACTTCGAAACGTTTTTACGAAACCAAAGAAATTCACGACAATGGCTTTAATGGCCGTTGTTTTGAAGATTATGGTAACGTAAACTGGGCTCTTTTCTAACAGAAAATTAAATTCGAAGACTTTGGTCAAGATCGTTTTAGGTGTACACAAGTCGTACCTCTTCTTGAACCTCTTAAGGTTAGAACTATCACTAAATCAAGTGCGCTTACAGCCTTCTTATCACGGAGGATGTAGAAGGAGATGAAAGGTAGACTTAATAAATGCAAATAATTTGTTTTGACAAAACAAAGTCTTGATTATTCATGCGAGGACAAAAAGGTCTTTTTACGTGGTCTTTTAATAAAGGGAAGAATTCCCTACTATCTTAACAAAGATTAACCAGAAGATCTGTTCTTTGTTTCGGGAGATTACAGTGCTGCTACTGATGGTTTATCCATTAATTTCACAAAGTAATCTTTCGAGCAAATTCTGAACTTTTATTCAGAAGTAGAAGACAACATAAAAGATGCTTTTAGAGCTAATCTGTATGAATAGTTCCTTTTTTATCCTGAACATGCATCTAAGTGCAAAGGAAAATATAATCAGGAAGTTGATTTGCAATACGCAGACGAGTAGACAAATGGATAATTGATGGGCTCTGTTCTATCATTCCCCTTATTATGTGCTGCGAACTTTATCTGTTTTGTTAAAGCCGTCTATAGAAAGTGTGATGCTCACGGGCATCCTCGTCCTAATCTAAGGGACATACCTGCCATAATTAATGGTGATGATATACTTTTTATAGGAGACTCTTAACTTTATGGATATTGGCGGGAAGAAATTGCTTAAGTTGGGTTCACTCTTTCACCAGGAAAGAATCTAACGTCTAGGTAATACTTTACCGTTAATAGTTCGCTCTATAAAACAGATTTCTTAATCAATCACGTAGGAAGTGGAAACATTTGGAAGGAAGATATTTAATTCTCCCACATCCCATACATCAATCCGAATTTTATTCTTGGATCGACTCTCTCCTAACCGAAAGATTATCGATTAAAGACAACTCCTGTGGAATCTTGGAATTCATTCCTCGACACCCTGTCTCGTCTCAACTTGTTAAAACATGAAGACTACTATTGGTCCCGTTTCAAATTCTACAATAAAATAGATTTGGACCGATTAACTCTCAAAGGCTTACTCAATTTACAGGTCCATCCCAACTTTGGAGGACTCGGTTTTAATACCAATTCAGCAATAAGACTCAC